TGGTGTAGGACATGGCGCGGGCCAGGGCCTTGGTGTAACGAGCAGACAGGCTGTCGTACAGGTTATCTTCGATCGCCTCTTCGGTGATCGAGAAGCCCAAGGCGATGGTCTCGTGGGTGTAGCGGGCGGTGAACGCTTCCTGCGCGTTGTCGTAAGCGATGGCAGAGCCTTCGTTCTTGACAGGAGCAGCCTGGAAGCCAGCCAGCTTGGTTTCTTCTTCAAAGCTACGCTCCGACTTCTCGGTCTCGTAGATTTCCTTGTGCTCTTCGCCGTAACGGGCGTACTCCATGCCGAACAGAGCGTTCAGGCCGGGGAGCAGTTCCTTGAGCAGTTGTGCGCGTGAAATTGCCATGGTTTACTCCTTAGATGCCGACGGCGTTGGTATAGGCGTGAGCGCCGGGGTTGAACTTCACCAACACTTCAGTGTAGGTATCGGTCAGCGGGGAAGCAAAACCGATAATCTTGAAGGCGGCAGCCGTGGTAACAACGGTAGACTCCAACGCGCTGGTAGAGTTGCCAGTCTGGGTAGAACCCGTGCTGGTGCTCTGCGCGGCAGCAAAGAAGGTGTTGGCGCCAAGAGCGGCTTGGGTGACCTGGCCATCCAGCTGAGCGGCAAACGTCACGCTGGGGTCAGTAATGACGTACGCGGTAACCACACCGGTGGTGCCGGAAGGGTAGTACTGAGCGTAAATCTGCTGGCCTTGCGCGTTGATGTAGGAACAGCCAACGAACACACCCCAAGCGCCAAGGGTATTGCCGCCAAGGTTGTTGGTTGTCAGGTCCGCGCCAGTAGCGGTAGACAGAGCGATGTAGCCGTTGGCGTTAATGATAACGACTTGGCCATTGAAAAGATTGGAGCCCAGGCCTGCCGGGTCAATCAGGAACTGACTCGTAGCGCCAGCATAAGGCATGCCGTCGTTACGGTTTACGGCACGTAGGCCGTAGGGGGCATTTGTGTTTGCCATTTAGAAACTCCTGTTATTTAGAACCAGAACCAAACCCGTTTCCGCGACTGGACGAGGACTTGCGGTCCGAGAACAGAGGCATGCGCGGGTCATTGTTTCGCATGAAGTGGTTGTCCACTGAGTTCATCTGATCCGACGCTTGCTTGGAGTAGTACTCATCGCGGGCACGGGCTTGTTCAATCGGCATCTTGCAGAGCATGAGGCCTCCAATTTCCACGTTTCCGGTCTTTTCATTACCAAGCAGCATAAGTTCAGGATGATCAACTGCCTTCACCGGTTCCCACCCTTCGCGCATCTTACGACTCACGTTGGTGTGCTCCGCCTGGCCCAGGATGTGTGTCGCTACCCAGCGATACAAATACCCAGGTTCGGGGGTCGGATCAGGCAAGTTTGTGGGCGGTACGTATACAGCCCGAGCGGTTTTTGCGCGTGACTCCAGGTCACGAGGGGTACGGTTTTCAGCCATTATTGATTCTCCAGTTTTAGAACTTCAGCCACATACTTCTTGGGGTCCAGGTTGTACTTTTTGATTAACGCAGCTTGTGACGGCGTTAGTTGTACTTTCTTCGCTCCAGTTGTGCGAGTCGCGGGTGCGACCACTGCGGCAGGTTTCCTTGCCGAAGTCTCAACCGTACGGGACGGCTCGTCTCGTCTACCACCGAAAACCTCGGGGAACGTCGACTTCACGCGAGCGTCTATCTGCTCGAAATACTCATCAGAGCGGGGATCTACCCCGTTGTTGACTAGCTTTTGATGCAGCCCTAGTGCGTAGCTGGTGATTTCCTCAAACCCCTGGGCGCCGAACCACTGGTTTTTTGCCTGCCAGCGCAGGGTCTTTTCGTCGGCTTGAACCCGTTGGGGTTGCGATTGACTAGTTTGTACTACAGCTTCTTCACGCTGTAAAGGGGGTGCCCGGAAATTTTTTGCGTTCTTGACTTCCCACGTGGCTTCAGCCAGGGCTTCCTGGGCGGCAACAATGGCGTCAGAGTCATATGACTCCTGGGCCGCCTTCAGCTCACGCCGGGCTTTGTCCAACTTGGCTTCCGCCGCCTCGTTGGCCATGGTCATGTACTGCTGGGTGCCGGAGTCCACGTACGCCTTGAGGCGTTTGTTCTCCTCGATCATGTGCTGAGCAAGACGCTCAAGCTCCTCTTTCTCACGAGCCAGGGCTTCCTTGGCTCGGCGCTCGTCGTGGCGGGCATGCGTCAGCTCCTTGATCCGCTTTTGCGCACCCTGGGTATATGACTCAATCTCGTCGTCCGTGGGGTCCTCAACCTCACGGTCCAGGGGGCGACGGCCACGATCTCTCTCGGGAGTGTCGTCAACGATCTCGATCTCAACGTCGTCTCCTGCGACGGTGATCTCTACGTCATCCGCCGGGGCGGACCTCTTTTCTTCTTCCAGCTCGTCTGGAAACTTATATGCGTCGTTCATCTACCACTCCTTTAAGCGCGGGTAATCCCACGAGGATCTTGCACAACACACTCCACCTGATCGTCATTGATCACGCGGAACTCTTTGCCAAAGATCTTGAAACGCGTACCGGTATAGGTACGAACAAGAATGAAGTCTCCCTCCTTACACCACGGGCCGGTGGGGAACCGTTCCGGGTCTTTGTAGGCAGACTCGCCCATGCGCAAAACAAACAACACCGTGGTGGCGTGTTCTTCTTGGCGTATGGTCGCAGCGTCTCGAACCAGGTCGAGACTCGTACCGGCGATCTTTTCATCGACCTCGGGCACGATACACAGCAGCTTGTGGCCAGCTGGGATTGGCAAGGCTGACGCCTTGGTTTCTGCATCCGCGTTGTCGTCCGGCTGGTCGACGGGTTGGATGTGTTTGGGTAGTTGAATACCCGGGGGGAGGAGGATTTCACTCATCTGCTTTTTCGACTTTCTCTGCAAGGTCAATGATGTAACGCTCTGCCATCGCCAGACCCTGGATGACGCCGCAGAGTTTTTGATACTGCTCAAAAGATTGACATGAACCACCCGCCAAGTCGTCCGCGTAGTTGTTCAGGTCGCTGCGTATTTGTTCGCGCAATACGCGTGCGAAGTCTTGGATCATTTAGTTGGCTTCTCCTTGGTTTGGGCTTGTTCACGCATCATCTTGGCCCGGGCTCGCGCCTGTGCTTCTTGATGACGCAGCTTCTGGTCATGCGCCGCTTGGCGATGCTCCAGGTCCTGTGCGTGGCTGCGTGCAGCCATCTCCTGCTCCATGCGTGCGGCCTCGGCATCGAACCGTCCGGTGTCTCGCTTGGCGTCGATGGCCGCTTTGGTCGCGTCCACGTTTAGGCGACGGCTGTCGATGTTCTGGCGTTGTAGCAGCTGCGCGGCGGTGCGCTGCTTCTCCAACTGAATTTTGGCAAGTGCCTCGGCAGCATCTTGCTGAAGTTTCTTCTGAGCAATCTGCCCGTCCTGCGCCACCTTCTGCGCCTTGGTCTGGGCCTCCTGTTGGCGGATAGCCAGCTCTTGTTTCTGGAGCTGGAGCACCGGGTCCTGGGCCTGCTGCTGGGCTTGCTGTTGTTGAGCCTGCGCCTGGTTCTGTTGCAACACCTGCTGTGCTGCCTGGGCCATCATGCCCGACAGTGCCGTCTCGACCTCGGGTGGCAACTTCTCGTCCTCCGGGGGCAGGGGCATACCAAGCTGCTGCTCGATCTTCTGGCGATAACCAAACCCAACGTGCTCGGCAATGTGCGCTTGCATCGCTGCCTGCATCTGCGGCGCCCTGGGGTTCTGACCGATCAGCTGCATGATGAGCGGGTCCTGCATCGCAGCCATGTGCACCTGGATGTGTGCTTGGTGGTCCTGGTACATGAACGCCTTGACCGGCTCGCCTTTGAGCACAGCCATGTTCTCTGCCACCGGATCGCGGGGCTTCTGGTCGTCAGGCAGGGGCACGAGCTTCTCAGCGTGTTTCACACCCAACACCTCCAGCATGCGACGGTGCAGCTGCGGCAAGTCGTAAATGTCCGGCGCCATCTGCGCCATCTGGATCACGGCCTGGTACTGGACCACGCGCTGGCTCATGGTCGCCGCGTTGGGGTCGCTCACCGGAATGATGTCGACCTGGGAGTAGTCTTCC